AACAACCTTATACCTTCCTGACGACTCCAATGCTTTCTCCACTATCCTTCGCTTTAATAAGCGGGTCAATAGTACCCTACATTTATTCGGTTCGTACCTTACTACTTTTGTCGGATACTTTTCAACCGCTTTTATTATTTCCCTGAGTTCTTTCTCTAATAAGTCCATAACAATATATATACGGCTACCGCCAAAGCCGCTGAAAATACAGACAAAAATACGTTCGTTCTGAATTTACCCCACTTTACTTTTTTCATCAACTGAAATGTCAAAGTGTACACGACCAAATACGCTATAAAGTCCAAAGCCATAAATGCTAATATTTTCATACTGTTTTATTTTTGTCGGCAATAATCATTTTTACTCCCCCACTGACATTCTTCAAATCTCCCAATATAAACGATAGCCCGCGGTCTAAATATTGCTTGCGTTGCTTTAAATCTTTTAATGTCTTTTGGCAATTTTTTATACCTGATTTATAAACTAATCCCGTTTTATCTTGCATTGCTTCATACCATGCTAAACTAGATTTGTAAGTTTCAATGCTTTGACTATTACCCGTTATCAACGCTATTTGAGCTTGTAGTTGAACTGCGCGCTTCTTTGTTAAGATTTTCATACGGGTATCAAATTTATTCCCGCTCTTAATGCACTTAATACTCCAGCTATGTCTAGCACAACCTGCGGCAAAACAAAGAACAATTTCAAAGCGGCTTGCAATAAATCAATCAACACTTTAGACACTGAATCCAACATTGTAAGCAATGTATTCTTCTTTATCTTACTTTCTAATAGAATAGACGCTGGGTTTGGAGCAGCCGTCCCTATAACGGTTGGAACTAATATAGAAGCGACGGTTGTTTGTAACCCCTCTTGAATTTGTTTAACCCCGCTAACCACATTCTTGTACGCTACTTTTATTTCTATTATTTTATCATCCACAAACGAACGCCCTGCGTTATGAAAATAATCTACCAATTCTTTTGTTAACGTATCACGTTGTTCTTTTGTTTTGCACTGTTCGAACATCGGTTTATAATCGGGAATCAGCCCAACCATATTGTTAACGATAGAATCAAAATCTAATCCTGGTAATGTTATCGAACTGTCGGAACTCAAAGCGGTTACTGCCGCTTGCATATCTGCTATTGTTGCCATATTACTTTTGTGTCGCTGATATTATTACTAATTTTTCTACGGGAACATTCATACGCAAAGCAATTTCTTCCAAAGTGAATGTTGATATGCCCGATTCTGTTTGAAAATCTTTTCCCGATTCGTCCAAATAAATATCAAACGTATTATACATTGGTGCTCTTTGTATAAGAGCCGTATATCTACCTTGGTTATCTTCTTTTAGCTCTACATCAAAAACTTCATTGTCTTTATCCCCAAAAGCCAAACTTCCAATAGTTTCGAATATTTTGTAATGTTTCAATACCTTACCCATTGATACGAGAACTAATTTGTCCCCCGCTTTTAATTGCTTAGTCATTGTATTGTGCCTCCAAATTTCTTTTATAAAGTTCTAATTCTTGAGAAATTTTTTCATCTATTGGAGTCGGTGTGTAAACATCAACCCAATTTGCCTTTTCTTTAGGTTCGTTGCAAGCGTACTGCTCCAGTGGCATCTCATATTCGACAACTTCCCAAGGATATTTGTTCATAAAGTTATCAAACACTTCAATCAATACCCGTAATTTTAAAGTGTCTATCAAATTCAAAGAACGATAGCATATTTCAGCCCAATGAGAAATACTCAAAGAATCACGCACTATACCGTTATTCCAATTCTGAGCATAAATGTCCTTGCCGTTTTCATCTACGGATTTCAATAAATAAAAATTTCCCTTTGGAGTTTCCATATTATATTTTTGGTTTTATTATTAGTTTACCTTTTGGATAAGCAGTTGTGCGTTCTAGTCTATTTTTCTCTGATACTAGGAAGGCATACGGTTTATCGTTCATATTTGGTAACGTTGTTTCAATATTCCCTTCTTTTAATACCAATCTCCAACCCTCAACTTTCGGTTTAACGTACTTGGTTTTTGATTCTGTTATGCCATATTTCATATGTAACCCAAACGCCCTCTTTTCTTCATACGTCGGTTCGATTACTGTTCGCTGCCATTCTTCAAGAGCTTCTTCATTTTTTTCGAAAAACCCTTTTGGCATTAAATCTGATTCACACACAACTTTTTCAGGGCAGATAAATTTCTCAAGTGCTTGCTGAACAGTCTCGTCAATTTCCGGAGTACAAATTTCCCCGTCTGAATTAGCCGATCCGAATATTTGGTCATGCCAACGTTCAAGGGCATCTTCATAAGATTCTTCTCCTCCCTCTATTTTCCACCCACTTTCTTCACCTGCATCAAATTTACTCATATAGTCAAACCCGTAATCTTCAGGTCTTGGTTTATTCATAACGTTCTATTTTTGTATAATAACGTTGGATGTAATGTCGTCTAAAAACATACTTCCATTAACATAAATCAAATTCTCACGCGCTCTAGTAATCCCCACATATTTAAGATTTTGCTCTTGTTCAAGTTGCCAAGGTAACGTTGCAAACTTCGACGGGATAAGCTCAGGGCAAAGAAAGAATATTGTATCATTCTCCAAACCTTTTGCTTTATGGATAGTGCTTAGCAATATGCCTTTTACCTCATCTGAAAATATGTCCTCAATCAGCGCTGTCAATTGTTTCACGTTATCAACTTCTCCGCACAAATACCCAATAACTTCTATGCGTTGCATTAACGCTTCCATCTTTGGATGCATTAAAGGGTTTCGGAACCCCCGAGATTCAAGTTTTCTATACAACTTATCTTGTTCAATATCCATCATCCTAAGCAATGCCCCGATGCTCTTAGCACCAGTTTTAGATATAAGAAGCAATATACCTTCACCGATATCTTTACCCCTCACCTTGCTCTTTATTTTGTTCTTCATCAACCAAAGATAAGTTTGTATCAACGGCTTCAAATTACGACAGAGTATCCAATCGCCATATTCTAATTCAGTAAGGCTTCCGTCACGAACCGAACCTTCTTTTGCATTCGGAGCCCAACTTATCTCTGGAACTATTTTTTGAGCTTCTTTAACCACATTTATAGCACAGCGGTATGAAACGGAAAGGGGGAGTTTGATAGCGGCACCGTTTAAAGCCGATAGTTTACTGTAGCTTCCTGCGTCTGCCCCCGCGAAGCCGTAAATTGCTTGACGTTCATCTCCCACCGTTATCAATCTCCCCCTTCTATTTAAACAATTTTTTATAATAGCATGTTGAGCCAATGAGAAGTCTTGGCTTTCATCGCAAAATACATAATCAAATTTACGGAACCTCAATGTTGCGTCAACGGCTGGTTGATATATCATATCCATAAAATCGAATTGGTTCTTATCCTTATTCATTAATTCAAATACTTCTATCGCTACGTTAACTTCAGTTTCGCCAACGTTCAGGTCATACTGTTCACATAATGCAGTTACAACTTCAATGTTACTTTCTACCAAGTTGCAACGCATCAAATCAACAATCTTTGGTATTATATAAAAGTAATACCCCTTCTTGTTTTCACGTATTTCCTCAAATTTTTTAATTACCTTCTCAATCTTAGATATTGCTTTATTTGGGTTCATTTTCACTTTCCCCCCATATCTGGATAATATCATACGCCAACCGTAACTATGCAAGGTCATAATGTCAACATCTTTCCTTTCAGAACGCTCTTTTAATTCGTTTATGATTGAATTATTGAACGCTAAAAATATCGCAGACTTATGTTCAGGAACAAACTTTAACAATTCCAGCAGCACAGTGGTTTTACCCGAACCTGCAACTGCTGAAATGTTTATGTTAGCATCAGTGTCTTGGAATGCCTTATAAATTGTTATTTGATTTTTGCTCGGTGTCATATTAAATTTTCGACGCGGACGACCATTTTACCCATTTAGTATTTTTAGAGAACTGCAACCTCATAACCGCGCTATCCGTAACTATTTGGTTTAAATTTGATAAGAAGTTAGTTAGATTTGGATTAATCGAATTTCTAACCAAAAATGAAGTAATGTCTATACCGTCAGCAACGCAATATTCAACCGATTCTACATTGTTTTGTGTTGATTCTGTAAACTTATGGCATAACAAATAAATGTATTCGTTATTGTTAAGTACTTGCGCTTGCAATACTACATAACCTTCATTTGTTAATCGATTTATCGCTTCAATATTTTTCATAATTCCCCCGTTTCTTTATAATAATTTAATGTCTCTTTTATTTTTTGTAAGCTTCTCGAATATTGATTGCAAGTAACGTCTGCATTTTCTTTAAGAAATTCAGATATCTTTTTATCTTGTAACCTTGAGCGAGTAATTCGCTTATCTATTTCGGTAAAATGGAAGTGATGCATAAGAGCCTCAATTAAGTCAGGTTCTGAGTTGCAGTGTAATTTTGGGTGTGTTGTAGAAATAGCATCTGTCAACTCAACCGATAGGCTTTGACATTCTCGTTGGTAGTATTTGAAGAAGTGTCGAGATATTGATTTATTGTAATAAAAATAAAAGTTATTACCTTTTTAAATATTGTATTTTGATAAGCACTTGTCGAAGATTATGTAACATTCCGATATCAACTCATCACGTTCCGGCATATCTTGCTTACCTGCCCCGTTTAACAGATTTAAGCAATTGCTGATATTCTTCTTAACAATGTCCTTCATCATTTTGAAGACTACGATTTTGAAAGCCTCTTCCCGCTTTTGGCATTCGGTTGTTTTAATAATTCGTATCCAATCATTTACTAACTTAACACGATAATCAAATGTTGCTTTAAAAATAGTATTTTCTAAATTCATTATTTAACCCCCCTTTTCATTTCTTTGATAGCTTGCCCCATTAATCCTTCCTTTCGGTCACGTATCTCTTTGTTGAAATGGTTATGGGTTCGCTTTCTTAAGACTTTTACCTTATCTTCTTTAGACATTGATGCGATAGCCCCAAACTGAATATTTTTGTCTGAGAGAGGCAGGATTTCAGTTATATTTGTCATCCTTTTGCCGCACTTATAACAAAATAATTTCGGCAATGATTCGATACCAACGTACACGAAAACCACTTTCACTTCTTCTACCACATTGCCTAATCTTTCACAATCAGGGTTTGAACATTCAAATTTCATATCTATTTATTTTGAAGGATTGTCACTCTCGCATATTCCATTATTAGGACTGCGTCTGAAGTGTCTAGGGTTATTTTTTGAGATGGGAATAATTGTTGCGCTCTGGACTTTAATTTATTCTTCCACTGGCTTGTAGATGAATGTCCTTTGACGCCGAATTGGTAGTGTTTTTGCCATTTTTGTGGGGTAACTTCCACGGTAGGAATTTTGCGTGACATAAGAGCCATTTCAATATGTCCGAAGTTTTGACCGAAGTTGAACATCTGCATTCCACCCATTCCTGGCATCCCGCCAACTCGTTCCAAAAAACAAACTGAATTTTGACAATAAAGTTTAAAAAATAGGTATAAATCTTGCATCGTTTCAGGCATCTTAGCAACCTCAATAATGCTGTTTCGGGTCAATGAAAATATAGCAATTCCACCTGATTTGCCAGGATCTATTGCTATGATTTTATCATCATTAAAGTACTTAGCTCGGTCTTTGTTTTCCATTTTATTAGTTTTACTTACTTAAACTAATAACTTTGGTAACTCCGTGTAGTAACTGTTTCCGTCAACTTTTTTTACATACAGAGCGTTCTCATTATTGAAACCTTCAGAGACCGTCTGGGTTATCATCAAAATAGTAATTCCCATTTTTTCTAAGATTTTTATAATGTTCTCTTGACCCATAGAATCCACCCCAGGAAATACTTCATCGAGCAATAAAAGATTTAACCCAAGACCATTGGTCGAAAGGTTAATCAAATGTTGTATTCCTAAAATACCCGCTACTTGAACACGCCCGCGTTCACCGCCCGACTTGCCCTTAAATACTTGGGGAGTGATTCCGTCGTTTTGAACAAACACGTCTATCTTCTCCCGCACCGAGCCGTCCTTCAATATCTTGAACCCATTGATTAGAACCGACGTGTCAACCCCGAACTTCTTTAGGAAGCTATTTGTCATCCCCTCGATTATCTTTATGCTCTTGTTTGCTAAATAAGTAAGGAACCCTGATTTGCCCATATTGTACTGCCAAAAGCTTATCATCTCCAACTCATCGCTATATCCTGCGGCTTCCTTGGACTTTAATTTCAATTCAGCATTTATTTCGGACAGCTTTTCGTTTAGCAACTTCAACGCTTTATTGTCTTTCTTTGAAGCTTTGAGCGCGTTAATCTTTTGTTGAATCTTATAAACTTCTTTCGCTTCGTAATCAATTTCCTCAGTATTTCGCTTGTTTTTTCGCTGGATGACACGTATTTCTTCAGTTATGTCGTCGGCTGTTTCTTGACGTTCTTGAATAGCTTTTTCTTTTTTAGTTATGGCAAGAAAGTCAGCCTCAATAGCAAGCTTCAATTTTTCTGTTAGCGCAAGAAGCTCTTTAGCTTCCGGAATTGTTAACTGGTATTCCGAATTGAGTATGAAATCTTTTTTGCAATGAGGGCAAGTTATTATTTCCTCAAGCTCGTTTTTGAGTGTACGAATTATTTTTACCGTATCGCTCAATTCTTTTACTTTGTCACTGCTTTCTTTTTTGAGCTTAGTTTTTTCTTCTATGCTTACCTTTTTAGTTTCAAAATCTTTTTGCTTCGACTTAACATCTTCATCAAGACGCCCGTTTTCTTCCATGCGTAAACGCATTGATTCTTGCTTAGTTTTTTTATCGGTTTCAAGTTCCTTTATATCTTCAGCAGTAGTGTCCTCTAATTCCAGCTCCGCTTTTTGCTCATCAATTAAATCCACCTTAGCAATAAGTTTATCCGTCTCTAAATTTACACCGTCTAGCAATGCTTTATATTCCTTGTTCCGTTTAACAAGTTCTTCAATTGCTGGGTTAATCATATCAGCTGATGTAATACGGTTCATGATTTCTTTTTTGTCTAAATCATTAGCCGTAAAAAATGAGAACTTTGAGTCTTGGTCTATTATGAAGTACCTCAACAAATCTTCTTTGGTTATCCCTAAAAGCTCAAATATTCGCTTGTTGGCTTCGTTGGTTGAAACCACCTTCTTGTTTATTTCGCCGTTTTCCCATAACGTCAACAATGTGGTTTTACCGCGTATAAATTTGCGATATATCCTCAATGTGGAGTTCAGGAATTTATTTTCCAATTCCAAGTCAACCTCACAGGTTTCAGATTCATAGTTTATGAACGCGTCTTTACCCAAGTTTCTCAAATCGTCCCCAGTCAAAGCAATGCCAATACCCTCGAACAATGTCGATTTTCCGGAGCCGTTATTTTCCATGGCTCGGTCCGTTTCATTGTGACCGAATATAACAGTGCAAACCCCATTACGAAATACATATGTACTGTCTCTGTGCGAAAATAAATTTCTTATTTCAATTTTGATAGGACTCCACATGATTATAAAGTTTTGATTAATTTCATGCCGTAAACTAATTGCTTACCGCTTATTGATTGTTGTTTGGAGAACGCTATGAAATCCTTCATAACGCTTTGTTTGTCATACAATAATACGCTTTCTGACTCAGACATTTCAATCGCTTCTGTTTCTTCTGTTGACTCAAATTTTATATCAATTCCAAGCTTGTGTATTTCGCTTGTATTAATATTAGCAAAATCAACCTTACTACCTTTAAACAAAAACCTGACGTGGTCATAATTTTCTCCGTCATATTTCTCCATAAGGTTTCGGGTTGACTCTTTGTCCTTGACTTCGATTACTTCTTTGATATACTTAGGGAACTTAGAAGGAACGAACTTAATTGAACCATCGCTATACAAGACGGTGAACCCCTTGTCAGTTATGTTTTCTCCGAAGTTATTTTGATATGCCGAACCCGTATAAATGACATTTTCAGAGAGCTTTGAAGCGTCATGGTAGTGGCCAATTAAAACCTTGTCAAACATTTTGAACATTGATGGTTTAATCGATGACTCTACTAGTGAACCGTCGTTGTTACGAACGCCGTCAAACCCTATATGAGTTATCAAAAAGTTTGTTTCTTCAACATCTATATTTAACGTTTCAAATTCTTCAAGCCATTTCTCTTCTCCGAAATACGGCACAAAATAAACGCATACCCCGCCTACCAATATGCCGTCGGCTCGGTCGTAAACTTTTGTTCCGCTGCGTCGGTATAAATCTAAATAGCTTTTTCGAGAATTTGGGTCTGTTTTATCGTGGTTTCCTGGTATAATGTGCATAGTTAACCCGTCTTCTTCTACCATGTCTATAATGTCTTGAAAATCGGTAAGAGTCGATAACGGTTGACCTGAACGGTTGGTAAAGTTATCTCCCCCATCGAAGATGTGCTTTACCCCGTATTGATGACAAACGTTAATAAGTTGCCCGATTATGTCTTTAACTAATTCACCATTATCCTTTGTCAAATGCAGGTCGGTTGCAAAAACTCCTATCGCTTTTTTCATATCAATTATTTTTTCTCAAAATCTTCTTCTATTTTAGCTTTCAACGCCAAAAGTTCTTTGTTCCTTGCTTTCCTTATTTGAGCGTGCAGTACTGGAATCATTTTGTTGTTTGTGTCGTAAAGAGCAAACAATTCGCGAACCGAAGTCCACTTCATTTTATCTCCTAAATAAGTAATTTTTTTAGCGCCTTCTTTTTTCAATATACCGTTGTCCAATGCGAACTCAATGTCTTCTTCTGAAAGAATTATACCATAACCGAGCAATATTCTTATGGCAGTTTCTTGCCTGCTGCCAAAATCATTTTTGACTACTTTCACATAAGTAACTTGAGCTACTTCTGTATCGTCAATTTTCTCGTGCTTCCCTATTGTAGTGCTTAAACGTAATGTTGATAAAAGTTCAACCCATTCGCCGCCCGTACTTTTTTTCTTAGAATGTTGTCCAAACCCAGCGATAGTGTCGTATTGATGGTTTAACATAACAAAATGAATTGTCCTAGTGTACATTTCACCCATCAAAAATTTAGCAAACATTTTCGCTGGTTTAGCAAACGCCCCTATCTTTTCGTGCTTCATTTCAGTTATATCGTCGCCCTTAATAAATTTCTTTGATAAAGTGTCGGTATTTTCTTCCATAGTGTCTAACTCAGATTTACTCAATGTAGCTCCTAAACTGTCCCACAGAAAGTAAAACTTTGGTTCTCCCATTTTATATTCTTTGAATAACGCATCAACATCATCCAATAATTTCTTAACCATCATAAACATTTTTTCAACATACCGTATCTTCATAACGATAATCTTGCTCGGGTTAATTCCAAGCTGAACTGCGTATTCTTTACTATCTCGGTTTTCACTTGATAATATAACAGCAACCCCAAGCTCAGGATTTTCTTTTAAAAAATGTTTCATACCTGTCAAACCAAGTGTGGTCTTTCCAGAACGACTCGGTCCGGCAATTTCGATTATACCTGTGGGGAATCCCATTATCCTTAGATTATAGTCCAGCTCTGAACTACCAGTGTGAGCCCAACTCTTCATCTCCTTGAAGCCATCTTTATCAGATAGCTTAATAACGTCTTCGTTATTAAATCTTTTGATTATATCGTCTGTTATGTTAGCCATATATTTTTTTATAAAAAAGGGTTGCTATTTCTAACAACCCTCAATTTTTAGAATGTTACAAATTATTTGCTTTTTGCCAATTTGTCTTGAATATCCTTCAAAGACATTTTTGCTTTTGGCTTAACTTCTTCTGGTTCTTCAACATCAGGTTCCGGAGCGTCGCCCTCACCGCCAATTGCTTCACGGATAGCTTCACGAATTTCTTCGTCCACCATAGATTTCTTAACCCGAACATCTAAATCGTTTTCGGCGATATATTCTTTCAGAGTTTCTCTGTCCATGTCATCAAACTCATCGTTAGTTGTTTCAGGTGCGTTATCAGAGGCAGTGGCAATAATAGCTTCGCGGATGAGCTCGCGAATTTCATCGTCCTCAAAGGATTTTTTTACCCGAACATCAAGTTCGTTTTCGGCAATATATTCCTTCAATTCTTCCCTATCCATGTCATCAAATTCGTCACCCGCTTTTTTCTTAACAGATTTTTTCACAGGAGCTTCTTCTTCTTCGTCATCAACAACTTTCTTTTTAGCGGCAGGTTTTGCAGTTTCCTTTTCAACCGTTTTCTTTACCAATTTTTTTGCAGGAGCTTTGTCTTCTTCGGCTTCTTCAACTGCGTCGTATTGAGAACGAATTTCTTCAAGTTTTTCAATCCAAGCTTCATTTTCAAATAAGCCAATTTCGTTTGTTTCATCGAAATTTTGAAGACCTTCTACAGCACGGTCAAAATCACGCATATTGTATTTTCCGATAATTTCATCCAATGGTTTTAAAGCCATAAATGCTTCCAACACTTCGTCGGTCAACGGATACGCAATATTCTTTTTAGGGAACGAAGTTTCGTAATAGTTTTCCCCCTTTTTTCGGTTTGGACTTTTCAAATACTTAACCAAAATTGGTAGACCTTCGTCTGGGTCTGTGAATGGGTCGATTTCAATAGCATCATCGTCTTCTTCAGAAAACGCCAATTTGTTCATTGCATCACGTACCATTTTCTTAAATTCCCATAGCATAGGATGTAATTCTTCGTCGGACGATACTTTTGAAGCATAAGCCATCCAACTGTAAGTAGGCTTCAAAGAATCTTTATCTCCAGAGATTGCGTCAAGCTTATCGCTATCTTTAGCGCAAAATTTAGTTGCCATTTTTGAATATTCTTCAACAACATCCATTTTTGTTCCGCCGTGCAATCTTGAATCGTTAATAGCGCCGCGCCCCATATCGCCATCTCTCTTAGCGAAGCTCAGCCAGTAACATTTTTTAGCTACGTAAAAATTTTCCTTGCCAGGATGTGGTGGAAATATACGTATTTTTACAGACTTGCCATCTTCAAGATTCAAATACTCGTTATTGCTTGCGCCAATAAGAGTGTTGTCATCTTCGACATGCTTCTTCAATTTTTTAATAGGAGTAGCTTTGAATTGGCTACGAAAATCTTTTTCCATCTTTTGTTTGTTTTAATTAACCGATTAATTTCTTAGTTTTCTTAATAGTAATGTTATTAACTTTGCCCTGAATCATATCATCAGTAATGTCCCCCGTTTGCATACTCATAGACAATTTATCAAGCTTGCCCGATTTGTCTTTAGAGCTCCAAAATACGCTTTGGATATAGTCGCGATTCTTTTGAGTTTCGATAAAAGATTTCTTCATTGCTTGAAAACCTTTATCTAACATTATGGCTGAATTTAATTCGTCCACCGTCGCCGCCTTACCTCCTTTTTGATTGGTTATCTCAACCCTAAGACGTTCTTTCACTTTAGCTTCAAATATGTCCACGTTCAGTTTCTTTTCTGAAACTTGTGCTTCCATGTCAGCCAACAATTTACCAAACCGATTAACAATGACTGGGAACGTGATTATTTCGCCAATCAAATTTGAATAATCAATTTTCAACAAAGAATCAATATCGACTTCTTCATTAAACTCGTCGAATACCAATTTATAATCAGTACCTCCAACAGTTATTAATTTAATCATCGTTGCTTGTTTTTAATATCGGTTTATCTTCCACAATATCAGATTTAAGGATATGCAACCCGATAACCGCGTATCCCATTATATCTTTAAGAGTGTCTTCCAGACTTTCAAAATTAGCGGGGATTCCCCTCATTTGTTTTTCCACCAAACTCCTGTACCTTCGAGCCTTGTCCCAAATATGTACCATATTCCCATTAACTCCTAAATCAAACGAAGCCCCACCGTAATCTAAATTCTTTTTTACGAGAATAACCGTAACCGCCGCGAATATTTCTTCGATAGTTTCCTTTGTCATTCTTTCTTTTTCTTCCTTGCCCATTCTTTATAAATTTTTTATGTTTAAAATTCCATTATTTTTTCAAAGTTCAACATTTCAGCGGGAAATTTACTCGCCAATACTTCAATCAATTCAGCTTTAGCTTCAAATTGACTGTTGTGAACATATTCAATCCTATTTAAGAAGTCATCATTCCCCAATGCTATTTCACGAACTACGTAAAATTCGACTGCAAGCCAGTCGCACCACTTTACAAACTTTTTTACACCACACACTGGATTTTGTATATAATCTTTCAACATTTTCGAAGCTGAAGTTATTTCCGGAAATTCAGATACATCCCCAATATGTTTTTTCTCGGTGAAATGTTTGTTTGCTAAATGCCCCGACAGCCTATCGAGTTCAGACCTTAATGCGTTGCCGTTAAAATCGTTGTACTTTGTTTCGTGCGATATATCCCTACGTAATAAACACTCATCCCAATCGTGTAAAGCTGACTGTCGAATAACATCTAATTTGTACTTCAATACTTCAACATTATCGGAATTACCAAATATATCTTCCAGCGCGATAGTGGCAAAAACTAAAACTTTGTAAGAATGTTGAGAAACGCTTTCGTGCTTGATTACGTCAACTTCTTGCCATTGGATTATATTATCCAACCTCTTTAAATAATCCCCTTCGAAAATTCTTTTTAGCATGATTTATGATATTATATATATTTTTGTTTTGTCCCAAGAAAATACCCCTTTTTGACCTCGGTATGTATCCATCTTAACTCTACCGTTGATTACTATAACCTTGCCGTTCAGATCAGATACTTCTTCCGACATATCAGCCCATGTATCTGGCCATACCGTAACCCCTATCATAAAGTTGTTACTTTCTAAATTTATTGAAAGCATATTCCCGTTTTTAGTTTTACGCTCGTTAACCGCTATAACCTTGCCTGCTACAGCAACTTCGCTGCCCTCCTTCGCTTTATTGAACTCATCGCCCGCAATGTACAACCCCGCTATTCTTTTGCTTGGTATGGCGTCTTTAATCATTGTTTCATAATCTACATCTCCAAACCCTGTCAAACGCTTTTGCTCGAATACCCAAAATGTATTTTTATCGGCTTCTGGAGAATTATAGATATCAGGTAGTGGAACTCTTTTTAGATTAAAATACCAAACTAACAATATTTTCCTTTGCAACGGCATAGTAAAATCTTCAATTAAATCAAAAGCCCCCGCCAATATTAAATTAGTTATGACTCCTTTATTCACCTTACTCGGAACTCTACTGACAAATTCTTCCAAATCAAAGAATTTTCCCCCCTTGTTTCGTGTCTCCATTATGTTAGTAACAGCAACTTCCCCCACGCCTTTTATTTTTGTCAAACTAAAAAATATTCGTCTGTTTTTATGGTCACAAGTAAAGTTTTGATCCGAGAAGTTCACATCTGGCGGTCGTATTTCAATTTCTTCGCCAATCTTTTTTATTTCCGCTAATCTGAAAGGTATATCGACCTCACTTGCGTGTTGCAAAGAAGTTGTCCAAAATTCCAGCGGATAGTTTACTTTGAACCATTGACTCCAATATGACATTATTGAATAAGCGGCAGCGTGACTTCTATTGAAACCGTATCCAGAGAACTTGTCTAACTTTTCCCAAATTTCCCCTGCCTCAACTTCAGGGCACCCGCGAGATATAGCTCCGGCAATAAACTTTTCAGACATAGCAGCCATGGCTTTCTTGTCTTTCTTTTTCATTATGGTTCTCAATATATCGGCTTCGACTAATGACAATCCGCCTAAAACGTGAACCGCCTTCATAATTTGTTCTTGATAAATATATAACCCAGAAGTCCCTTCTGTTACCTCTTTTAATCCAAAATCGTAATGAGGTTTCTTTTTACCGTTTTTTATATCGGAATAATCTTGATGAGCGTTACTTTCCATTGGACCAGGACGAAATACAGCTGTCATTGCTATTAAATGCTCCAAGTTATCTGGTTTTACGCTCCGGCAATAACTCATCAGTCCTGTGGTACCGAATTGAAATACGTCCTCGTTCCATCCTCGCTTAAACATCTTAAAAACATTTTCATCGTCAAAAGGTATTTCGTTGGTATCAACCGTAATATTATAATTCGCTTTTATGAGCTTAATTATTTTTTGAAATTTGTCTAGTTGCGTTAACCCCAATATATCTTCTTTCAAAAATCCGGACTTGTCCATGTACTTACCTTCCCATTCAGATACTAATAATCCGTCAATCATCTTAACGGGAAGCCACTCAAATAAGTCTATATCTCTTCCATCCGAAGCTTGCTTCGGTACAATTACAACAGCCGACGGGTGAACGGACGAAGCTCGGCACTGAAATACGGCGAACTTAATCATGTGGACCAGTTCTGGATATGTCTGGACGAACTTAAACAATCGCTTTGATTTAGAAGCATATTCTATTAGGTCTCCCCAAGATTCTTGTTGCCAATCATCAATATCTTTAGTAAGCATATTCATGTCGTCGAAATTTAGACCCTTTATTTTGCCAAAATCTTTTATGCAAGTCTTTAGTTTCATCCTTGTGTACGTTCCAATAACACAAGTATATGAATGACCATATTTTTCTTTTATGTAATTTTTTACGCTATCTCTATATTCTGTAGGAAAATCCACATCAATATCGGGCATACTGTCAGCGCTTTTAGCGCGCTCGCCCGACACACGAGTTTCATTCAAGAAACGTTCAAACAATAAATCATATTTAATAGGGTCTACGTCGGTAATTCTCAGTAAAAAAGCAACCAAAGAACCGCACACTGAACCACGTCCCGAGCCAACCATTATGTCGTTTTCACGGCACCAATGACAAATGTCCCAGTGAATCATAAAATAGTCGCAAAGACCGTTTGGTACTATTACATTACATTCTGTCGCTAAGCGCTCCATATACAATTTCATTTCATCTTTGCTTAAATGCGATAGCCGAGTTTCGATGCCAACTTGCAACTGCTCAAAGAAAGAAGATTTAACATCAGATACTTCAAATAACGGCAATTTTCGTTCGCTTGTATTAATCTTCATTTCCACTGACTCGGACAATGAAACAGAGTTTTCTACGCCAGATACTATTACTTCTACTAAATCGTCAACATCTTCCAACCATTCCGAGTAAGACTCAACCGTATCTTGAAAACTTTTGTAAAATTGAGATTCGCTTTCTGCGTCGGCTCTGCCGTCTATTTTGTTCAGAGCTGACTTTAAACCGCCATTTTCTTTATCTAAATAGTAACTATCGTTTATCAATATGGGGTCTAAATATTTTCTGTATTTACAAATATACGTGTCTATATTGGACAAATGTTTTTTAAATAATGTAGAAGACGAATATTCAACCGTATCTATTTGGTAAAATAAAGAATCAAAAGACTTCTTATAAATGTTTATTAGATTGAAACAATGTTTCTTATCGTCTTTAAAGTAGTTGAATTCACTTTCTTTAGGTATTACCAAACATAACCCGTCCCCGTATGTATAAAGTAACGTATCAGGAATAAAACCGTTGTAGTCGACGTTTATAGCCTTATTAATCAAAAGTAAATTTTTCCAGCCAGCGTAATTTAACACAAACAATTTTAATTCAAAAGTTTCTTGTATGTCCGCTTCAATATCGTATCCTCTAGACACTGTGACGGTTTCTCCAAGAATACATTTTATTTTGTTCTTTTCACACGCAGTTTGAAATGACAACGCTCCCGCTAATGTATTTTTATCGCATATGCCTAAAAATTTATGTCCTAAGAATTTTGCTTTATCAGCCCAAAGTTGACACCCCCCGCTCCCGTTTAATATTTCATATTCCGAATGAACCCCCAAATGTGAGAACTCCATGACTGTCGGTTCAGAAGTTAACCCACGAAACTTAAAATCATTAAAGCTCGGTTTGAAAATTAATTCATTGTATTTGTTTTTACCTCTTGCTAAATTAGAATAATAAAACCTTCCTCCGAACTCAAAAAGTATGTTGTCTACTTCTTTATCATCTAATAAGTCATACTCTTCATCCGACAGAATAAAGCTGAAATCATCATCTATTATTTTCCCATCAAAAGATTTAAGGTAAAGATATTTACTCTCCCCCTCAATAGTAATAATGTCGGAACCATTATTATCTGATTCCGACACTACTAGTTTGTTTTCTTTAACCCAATTTAATAAACTTTCAGTCATTATAATTTACCTAAGTATTCGTGTGTGTAATTAGTTAACCTTGATGCAAAAAAGTTCTT